GGTGCTGAGCCAGCGGGCTATTGATGAAGCTATCCGCATAGGGGTAGAAGCAGGCACGGCAGCGGCGGAGAGACGCCTTGAAGAGGGCAAAAAGGAGCAGACAAAGGGAAGATATAGCCGGAGACTGCACAACACACGCCTGTTGCTGGCAAATTACCGGAATCTGAAAGAACATGTGAGCGGTGCAGTATTTAATGGCCGCAAGGCAAAAGAGAGCGCCCTGGACATTCTGGACGGCCTGGACAGCTTCGAGTACGAGGACAATTATTATAT